TCAATAACAAATTGACTATTGGTAAAGGTATGGAAGTAGAAGCTGATCAACATTTTGACGAGGAAACAAGAGTTGCTATGTCGGTTGGTAAAGATGGTCACCTCTGGTTGAAGATCAACAACGAATGGAAAAGGATCGTAACAGAATGAAACGGAACCCAATAGCACAAGATCTGCACACGCAGAAATATCGCCCAAGAGTGGTCAAACCTAAGAAAGGCAAAGGATCCTACTCGCGAAAGAAAATTAGTGCTTGACTTTTAAATGTTGGTCAAGTATACTATATATTAGTAGTGAAACAGGAGAACAACGATGAATGCATTTCAGGTTCTGTATGTGATAAAGAAGAAAGATGGTTTCCTTCATGATCACATTGCGAAGTTCGCTACTTTCGATGACGCCATTAAGTTTGCTCGTAAGATTCAAACAAGGGTAATGGATGGTGCTCGTCTTATTGGTATTCCTACTGTAGAGAAGGTTTCATGATGACTGATGATAATAAGTACAAGTGCACATACATTTTTCAGTGTGAGTATGAGAATGTTGATTTGCCTCACGAGCCAACGCATAGCTTGACGCATGTGGTGTTCGATGGTACTGATGCGCATATTCAAACAGTGGTCAACCAGTTTGTTACCTTTCTGAAGGCATCTGGTTACATTTTCCAGGATTTGGAGATCATTAAAGATGCTAATTCCTACAAAGTATAACATCGGGTATACCTATTGGGTGCCTCGTGTTTATAAACAGTTCGTAAGTACAGAAACTCTTCGTCATGAAGGCGAAGAGTGGACCCGTGATGTGTATGAGATGCGAGCTTTCGCCAAGCAGAAGGTTGTTCGCTGTATGGAAGTCAAAGTACATACTGATGGCACATTCAACGTGATCTATGGCGTTGAAAATGTTGGTGATGATAGTGTGATGTTTGGTAGTCAACTTAGGTGTCAGTGGTATCCAGAAGCGAACATTCCTGAAAGCAATACAGAAGAGATTGCTCAAGCATTTGCTGAAGGCTATCTGAAGGACAACCCAGACAAAGAATACTTTGGTAACTAGGAGTTAAATAATGATCGATCATGCGATGCAGTTGGTTATGCATAAAGGTGCGCTGTTGAAGGAGATTGCTTTTCTAGAAACACAGCTTAAAGATCACGATACTGGCCATATCCGTACTGCTATCAGTGTTCTTGAAGATCGTGTGAAGGATATCGTTGAGTTTCTTAATGATACCGACAGAAAGTCGAAACACTTGATGAATGGTATTGTCAACTGGGACAAGATTATGTCTACGCCTGGTAACCTATAATAAGTAGTGGTGTCGTTGGAGGTTATATATCATGAGAATCGCAAGGTTTACTGACTCGACGAGTGATGCGAAAACAATAGCTCAGTTTAATCCTGAATGTTTCGATATTTCAGGTCATCTTGGTTATGTTCGTATCGAGATGACAGATGCTAATAATTACAATCATAAATACAGGATTGCTTTGACGAAAGAAGAGTCAATCGAACTGTTGAAACAGTTGTATGAGTATCTTGAAGACGAACTGTGAGAATTGATCGGGGTTAGTTCAATTGGTAGAACTACAGACTTTGAATCTGTGTGTTGGTGGTTCGAGCCCATCACCCCGAGCCAACTTTGGAGATATATGATGAACGAGCGTATCACAGAACTTTCTATGGAAGCAGAAACTTATGCACGAAGTATATGTAATCCAGCTGGTAACTATCGAAACGAAGAAACTGATGAAGTAAAACCATTCTGGCGAGTTTCAAGAGAAAAGTTCGCTGAGTTGATCATTAAGGAATGTGCTGGAATTTGTATGATAGAATATGATACTGGTTTAGAACCAGCACCACAGGCTCCTCAGATTGCTAGACAGATTAAACAACATTTTGGAGTTGAATGATGAAACTTGCTTGGTTATGTTATGATTATGATGAGTGGTTAAAAACCAGCGAACATAACGATGAAGTGGCAGTTCCTGAAATTCGATTTGAGGAGCCTTCCCCTTATAGCAGGTATCACAAAATCGTTCCTATCGTCTATGCTGTGCTAGAGGTTGATGATGACTGAAATCAAATGCTACTGGTGCGATAAACCAGCTATATGGATGCGTTATACACAGTTTGCTGGTAATCATCCATTTTGTGATAAGCATGCTGAGTTGGAAACAGACTTCAAAAGTGAAGATGCTGATTGGGAAAGTTTAAAAAAAAATGAAGTTGATCTGACAAAAGTTCAGCTGATCTGGTCTCAAGACATCTTGGTCAGGATTAAAACAATCCTCGATTCAAAAGGATGGACTGAGGATCAGAAGTTGGTCAGTATTGCTTGGTTAGTCAAGCAGGGTCTCAAAAGAGACGATGATTGATCACTTATGTTGAGGCATTCTTGCTTCAATAAACCATACATGTTGACGTAGACCAGGGTGATACTTACGCATTCTAAATTTGTTATTTGCTCTCAACATCATTGTTGATTTGGGCTGAACAAATGAAAAGCTGTAGCTCTCCCTGGTCTCGCCTTCTGGTATCATTATTACCTTATCAATTGCTCTTTTCTTTGCCATTAGTATTCTCCGTTTGTTTCTTTGCTTCGCTCAAGAACTTATAGATTGAATTCATATTCTTTTGACATTCTGTATTCTTGGAGTGTAGTTCAACAAGCAGCTTTGCTACTTCAACATCTGTTAGTGTTTCTGAATTAGGAAATCTTCTGACGTTCTGGCAATAGAACATATTACGTTCTGGTAGTATAACATGTAATTCTGTTTTGGTCAATACTTGTGGTGGTAGTGGTTTGGCACAACCAGCCAATGTTAACGCAATGATACAGGCAATCAATACTCTCATTTTACAGCGCCTCTCAATTTGTTTACTGTGTCTTTAAGCACTTGAGATGCTTCTTTCTCAGCTGCTTTTACTTCTTTACTATTCAGGTCATTCGATATAGAATCAAGTTGCTCTTTAAGTTTCTTCTTCTCGGCAGTATTATTTGCTTCTACTTCTTTTTGAACAGTGTCGATGTTTTGAAGTTGCTTACGCATCTCTTCTTTGTCTTTGATGTTCTGTTCTAATTGGTGTTGGTTGTACTCTAGTAGAGCCTCTCGCTCAATACCGCTACGCCAACTGTAATAGAAAGCAGTAAGAGCACCGAATAAGAATATACCAGCAACTATATAAAGTTGTAATCTTCCGAACATAGTAGTAACCCTCCATGAACTCAGGAGTATTTATATGAAAGTATACATGGGACCATATCTAACTTACTATGGTCCATATCAAATTGTTGACAAGATTTTCTTTTGGGTAGACCGTAAAGGTATATTCCCAGATGACGACCCACGTCATGAGCGCTGGGACTATAAGATGTCCGAGAGGCTTGGTGATTGGCTTGGTGATACTTGGGTAAATGATTTCTGTGATTGGTTGTACTCCAAGCGTAAGCGTAAGGTGCGCATTCATATTGATGAGTATGACACTTGGTCAATGGATCATACATTATCGATGTTGATCCATCCTATGCTCGTACAGCTGAAGGAAACCAAGCATGGTTCTGGACATGTTGATGATGATGATGTACCAGAAGAGCTGCGTTCAACATCTGCTCCTGATTTGACAGATGAAGAGAAAAACTATGGGCATACTGATGATAACTTTCACAAGCGTTGGGATTGGGTGCTTGATGAAATGATCTTTGCTCATTATTCTCAATTCAATGATTGGGAAGATAAATTCTATGATAGCAAGGATTATGATGGAATGCGCGAAATTGAAAAGCGTATCGCAAATGGTTATCGTTTGTTCGGTAAGTATTATCAGGGGCTGTGGGACTGATGGAACACAGAATAACTATACCAGAAGAAGTAGTTGCTGAAGCAGCAAGTTCGTTTGGAGAAGAAGATAATAATTTCAGAAGAATGTGGGAAGCTGGTCAAGAGTATAAATTAGCTGGTATGACACCAATTTATCTTCTTGATCAAGAACGTATGGATTTGTATGTTGTTGCTGCTGAAACATATGGAAAAAAATTAAACTGACCCCTTTAAAAATAAACCAACTCAACCTATATAATATGTGAGATGCCAGTCGGGTCTCATTATATCAAACTCTCGCTTAATAGGAGAACTACAATGACTAACTTTAAATTTGATCACACATTCTCAGACCTCGCCAAGTTCGACAAGTTTTATGTTGGCTCTGATAAGTTTCTAGCAAAGATGCAGGAAACAGTAGAGCATCTAGCAAACACTGCAACTCATGGCACATATCCTCCTTTTAACCTCAAGAAAACTGATGACAATGTTTATGTCGTTGAGCTTGCTGTTGCTGGTTTTGCTAAGCAAGATATTGAGCTTACGCTTGAAGAGAATAAGCTGATCATTAAGGGTGGCACTACAATTGAAACTCTTACATCAGATGGTATTGACACTCAGTACCTTCATAAGGGTATTTCAGATCGTGCATTCACCCGCACCTTCTCGCTCGCTGATAATGTTGTCGTGAATAATGCGCAGATGGTTAACGGGCTTCTTAAAATTTGGCTGGAACATATTATTCCAGAGCACAAGAAACCAAAGAAAATTGACATCGAAGAAGAAGTAAAGAAATAAATGTTTAATATTTTTACCTATTACTCCAATCAGGCAATGACTTGGTTGAAGAGATCTGTTGCTTACAATCAGGCATATTCAGAGCTTGATAATTTAACAGACAGAGAGTTGGCTGACTTGGGCATTCACCGTAATGAAATATATCATGTTGTTGCGAATACATTAAGACAGAGAATACCAAGTCAGTCTTTCTAATAAATAACGGGGGAGCAATTCCCCGTTTATTTTTGTTAGGAGCTCTAAATGCTATTATCATTCGAACAACTTAATGAATTCTTCGAAGACACTAACGAAGACATCATTGAGAAATTTGTTGAGCCGCTGAATGATGTAATGGAATTCTATGAGATCAATACACCACAACGTATCTCTATGTTCCTTGCACAAGTTGGTCATGAGTCTGGTGGCTTAAGAACTATCAAAGAAAATTTAAACTACTCGGCGGATAGATTGAAGGTAATCTTTCCGAAGTATTTCCGTGGAGTAGACACATCAGCATTCGCCAAGAACCCAGAGAAAATTGCCAATAAGGTATACTCTAATCGTATGGGTAATGGTGATGAAGCATCTGGTGATGGCTACAGATATTGTGGTCGTGGTCTTATTCAGTTAACTGGTAAGAGCAACTACGA